GGTTTTCTGGCCCATTAAATTCATGTTGTTTGACGTGCTGGTGCTCATGGCGTTTCAGCTTGGCGGAGGATTCAACGGTGCAATTGATGCCTACCACCGTTGGGAAATCAAGAAACGTGAACGCAAGCAAGCGGCCCGTGACGCTGAGCTCGCGGAGCGGGAGCGGGCGTGGCGGGAGGGCCGATGACCACACGCCGCAAACGCCGTGTGACGCTCGAAAAGGCCAGGCGCGAGCAGCACGACCGCCCCCTCGAGGAGCGCGTCGCGTATTACCGAGCGCAGAACAAAACCCTGTCCGCGCAGAACAACGAGTTGCGCCGCCAGATTCGCGCCCTGCACCGATTGCGTGAACGCGCTGAAGATCTGGTGAACACCGCCAACCTGTTCCTCGAGGAGATCGCGGCCACCAACCCGCGCCCCATCAACCCCGAGCCTGAGAACACCGCGCAACACAGTGTGTACGTGCCAGTCGCCGACCAGCCCGACGAACACGAGGTGCGATTGTGACAATTTCCAGCGACCAAAACGCACTCGAGCAACTGTGCGACCTGACCGCCCGGCTGAATGGCGATGAGCGGCGCGCCCGCGAAATTTTGCAATTGAACGGCGTGCAACTTCCCGAAACCAAAAAGACCGTTCCACACGGTATTCTCGAGAAACAAGAACACCGCCCCCCAGCGGCAACTGGTGTCAGTGAACTCGAGGAAATGATGCTCGCCGTGATTTGTGAAGCTGGACTACCCGAACCGGAACGCGAAGTCGAGTACGCCGCGCACCTTGGGCGGAACTGGCGCGCGGATTTCCTTTGGAAGCGTGGGCGCGTGATCCTCGAGGTGGATGGTGCGGCCCACCGCACCAAGGAGAGGTTCGCGCCGGATTTGGAGAAGGCCAACATTGCGCAAATCCTCGGCTACGTGTATCTGCGCGTGGGGCGGCAGCACATTCAGAACGGTCGTGCCATCGCCTGGTTGCAGGAAGCACTCGAACGCAGGGATCAACAGTGACCCGACCCACCCACCAACGGCACCCCATCTCCCAGGTCGCCCGGCGCGAACAGAACCTCATCGCCCACACCATCGCCAGCAATCGCCTCCTGCCCAACCTAGATGCCCTCGCCCTGGGCTCGAGCGATGCTCAAAGACCACCCGATGAAACCTCGAGCCTGATGGTGGACGCCGGAGCAGCCATGTTCCGCGCGTACCGCGAGAGCGTCCGCTACCTACTCATTGGTGAGGTTGATCGCGCCCGCGAGTTCGCACACGACGCCGCCGCGTTCGACCGCAGATACGCCCGTTTGGCTCGAGCCTTCGACGCCACCCGCCGCACCGCCAGCGGACGATTCAACGACGGCGACACGTGGCTCGTTGTGATTGACGACGTGCCCTACTACTTCGACCTGATCCTTGTCTACGACGAAGTCGCCAACCGATTGACCGTCGCCAACGGCGAGGAGTTACGGCACGCCAGCGGCGTGCTTGAGGCCACCCCGGACGCCTGGAGGCACCTGGCGCGCTGGGTCGAGGAAATGCACCTCGAGGCACCAGCGGGCCGCCCACCAGACAACCCTGAGGAACCGATCTGGCGTGAGCACAAGGGTTCGTTCGAGCTGCGCGAATCCATCAAGCGTGCGTTTCCAGGAATGGTGTTTGCCCTTGAGGCAATCCGGTTGACGCTGCGTAGCAACCGGGATTAGGCCCCTGAGAACCTTCCAAAGAACACACCCCCAAGGTTCGGGGGTGTGCGTCCGCAGCGGAGCGATCAGTTGCCCGAAAAGAACCGGACAAACGCGAGGATCACACCGAGGATGGCGAACGGCGGAGCCAGAACCTTTGTCCAGAAGATCAGCTCGCGCAGCCACCGCAGGCAGCGGACGACGGGTCGGAGGGCCGAGTTTACCGTCCATGACGCTCTCCTTTTGAGAGGAGAGCTGAAGCCTCGCTTGGCTACCTGCCGGGAAGTAGGTGCTGGCCCGCCAGCGGTTACGCCGCTCTAGCGGGCCTGTTTTCTGGTTGGCAAATACGCTCTGTGACTCATCCCCAAAAGTGTGATAACCTTTCGCTAGCGTCCAGCACTGTTCACTTGAAGCCTGTGGATAAGGAAAGCACTTGTGAATAACTCCAACATCCGACCCTAACGCCAGAACGCCAACCGCCATACCGAACGCGGCATGGCCGCCCTCGAGCACAGCATCCAACAAGACGGCTTCATCGGCGCGATCACCGTCGCCTACGACGGCAAGACGTTCGATGGCAGCGCCCGACTCGAAACCATCGCCACCGTCCTGCCCGACGCCGAACCCATCATCGTCGAAACGGACGGCTCCAGGCCCGTGGTCGTGCGCCGCACCGACATCCCCAGCGCCGACGATCCCCGCGCCAAACGCCTGGGCATCGCCGCCAACCGCGTCGCCGAACTCAACCTCGACTGGGATGCCACCGTGCTGGACGGTCTTTCAACCGAGGTAGACCTCTCCGGCCTGTTCGACGGCGACGAACTCGCCGACCTGCTGCGCGACGCGCCACCCACCGGCGACGGTCTCGAGCCGTCGGCGCACGGCAACCTGGCCAAGCGGTTCATCGCCCCGCCCTTCAGCGTCCTCGACTCGAGGCAAGGCTACTGGCGCGACCGCAAACGCACCTGGCTCGAGCTGGGCATCAAGAGCGAACTCGGACGCGACGGCCACCTCACCTTCTCCAAAAGCGCCCAACCCCCAGCCATGTACGAACTCAAGAACGCGCTGCGCTCGAGCTGGGGCCGCGAACCCACCTGGGACGAGGTGATCGCCGAAGCCGAACGTCGCGGTCAGTACGTCGCGCCCGGAATCAGCATCTTCGATCCCGTGCTGTGCGAGATCATCTACGCCTGGTTCAGCCCCGCCAACGCCGCCCTCCTCGACCCGTTCGCGGGCGGCTCCGTGCGCGGCGTGGTGGCCGCCGCGAGCGGTCACGCCTACACCGGCATCGAACTCCGCCCCGAGCAGGTCAAGGCCAACCGCGAGCAGTGGAGCACCCTCGGCTCGAGATTCCCGGACGCCACCGCACCCCAGTGGATCGAAGGCGACAGCGGCCAGGTGCTCGCCTCAGACCACGCCCCGTTCGAGCATGAAGGCCAGTTTGACCTGATCTTCTCCTGCCCGCCGTACTTCAACCTCGAGGTTTACAGCGACGACCCCAGGGACCTCAGCAATGCTTCGAGCTACGCCGCTTTCCTCCAGGCGTACCGCTCGATCATCGCGCTCAGCGTGTCCTACCTGAAACCCAACCGCTTCGCGGTGTTCGTGATCAGCGACGTGCGCGACGAGAAAACCGGCGAGTACGTCGGCCTTCTCAAGGACACCATCCAGGCATTCGAGGACGCGGGCGCGCACTTGTACAACGAGGCGGTGCTGATCAATCAACCGGCCAGCGCTGCGATCCGCGTAGGCGGGCAGTTCCCCACGGGCCGCAAGCTGGGCCGCACGCACCAAAGCGTGTTGATCTTCTTCAAGGGCGACACTGGAAGGATCCGAAATGAGTTTCCGATGATCGCCATTGGTGACATACAAAGACAGTTCGACGGCGACACGGCATTGTAAGTTGTGATTCACTGGTGAAATGGAAAATGCTGACGGCTGGTCGTGGTTTACCGATCCAACAAAGGTCACTGCTTGGGCAACCGTGGGCTTACTGATTGTGACCGGAATCTATGCCCTCTTGACAAGGCAACTGGTTAGAGTCAACAACACAATTGTTCAAGCCCAATTCAAGCCCAGGCTGAGTCTGGTTCAAGCTGGTCCCAGGCATTCAATCTATCTCTTGAACTTGTCTTTTGGATCCGTGTTTGTGGTGTCTGGCATTCAGCCCCACGGTGCAAAAGTGAAATTCGCACCCGACGAGAACAACATACAAGTTTCGTATGAAAGCATTTTGCTCAAACCCGGAGAGCAAATCAAAGTGTTTTATCCAGTGGAACATGGGATATCCACCAGTTACTTGGATCTTACTTTTCTACACGGCCCCACGGGTTCGAAGAAATACCGTGTGCGACTCGAACTCATCGAATCAGACTCGCCGTCGTGATCAGCCGTGGCCTGACTTTCATGCGCCTAGCGATCTCTGTGGCTTCGCGATTGAACGCCGCTGCTGCCCGAACTGCCATCGCCTCAACCTCCGCGAACGGTACACGCCCAATCGCGTAACCCGCTCTCAGTTCCAACAATTTACCGCGCAGTGCTTTGAAATCATCGCATTCCGAATCATTTGTCATGAATCGAGCTTAGATAAGCTTCAGTGCTTGTTCAAGTCTCCACAGTGCCAAGCAGATAGGCCAGCTTGCATACTGGAAAGCCGTTGAACAATTCAAAACACCTCCGTAAGCTCCAGCCATCACCGAGAGGTGAAAACCACGCCGGAAACGGCACGGTGGCCCACCATGACGAAGAAAGCCAGCAAGACCAGTAAGCCCGCCAAGACTGAACCCACCACCCGCCCCGAGCGATTGCCGCGCTCGGGGCTTTTCCATGCGTCCAGACCTCGATTGCTGGCCGCAACCCTCGAGCCAAGCCCGGCCCTGTGCAATCCCGATCATCACCGGAGCAGCGCCGGGCACGGCCCGAGCCAAACCAACCACGGAGGCGAAATGTGCCAGACGGCAAACCACGCACGCGGAATCCCAAAACCAACCGCACCAAATACGACTGGAATCAATGGCGCAAACTCTACATTCGAGGCGACGACAACACCACCCTCGAATCCCTCAGTCTCCTCGAAAACGCCCCCAGCCTCGGACAACTTAAACGCCGTTCCAGTCAGGAAAACTGGGCCGAAGACCGCGCCTGGGTACGCGACCAAAGCGCGACCAAAGCCCGAGAGTCCGACGCGTTCGCCATCACCGAAATCCGGCAGCGTCACGCCGAGTTCTCACGCGCCCTCCAGAACGTCATCGCTCGAGCCCTGGCAAACCCCGAGGAATTGATCCACGAGCTGCGCCGCAACCCCAGCGCCCTCGCCTCGCTCGCCCGTGCCGCCATGGAGATCGAACGGCGCGCTTACGGCCTCGAGGAGCTGAACATCAACCTCAACAACCTCACCGACGAGCAGCTCGCCCGAATTGCGGCAGGTGAGGACCCCGCCAAGGTCGTGGGTCGTGCATAGCACCGCCAAGCTACGCGCCGAAGCGATCCTCAAGCTTCGCGCCCGCCAGCAGCGCATTCAGTCCGAAGCACCGAAACTCAGCCCGTACCGACGCTTCCAGGAGCGGTACGCGAATGATCGGGTTTCGTTTGTGCACGATTGCCTGAACTGGCCTGAGGGTCGCGGCCCCGCCCCGTACCAGGATGAAATCCTCGGCATGATCGACACGCATGACCGCGTGGCCGCGCGCGGCCCGCACGGGCTGGGCAAGAGCGCTCTTGCCTCCTGGACGGTGATTCACTGGGCGCTGGTGAATGACGAGCTGTTCGACTGGAAAGCCATCACCACCGCCAGCGTCTGGCGTCAGCTCACCAAGTACCTCTGGCCCGAAATTCACAAGTGGGTGAAGGCCCTCAACTGGCAGAAGATCGGGCGAGGCGGCTTCGAGCGCCTCGAGTTCCTGACCATGCAGATGAGCCTCACCACCGGTCAGGCGTTCGCCGTGGCCAGCGACGACCCGGCCACCATCGAGGGCGCGCACGCTGACCGCCTGCTCTACCTATTTGACGAAGCCAAGATCATCCCGGATGCCACCTGGGACAGCGCCGAAGGTGCCTTCTCCAACGCCGGGAACGAACAGGGAGCCCTCGCCAAAGCGTTGGCCGTCAGCACACCTGGCGCACCGTCAGGACGGTTTTACGAGATTCACCAACGCAAACCCGGCACGGAAGACTGGAAAGTCCGGCACGTCACCCTCGAGGAATGCATCAAGGCTGGGCGCATCAGCAAAGCCTGGGCCGATCAGCGCCGCAAGCAATGGGGCGCGCAGAGCGCCCTGTACCTCAACCGTGTCGAAGGTGAGTTCGCGGCCAGCGACGAGGCAGGCGTCATCCCGCTCGCCTGGGTGGAACGCGCCGTGGAACGCTGGAAGGCCTGGCAGGACGAACTTGAGACGCAACTCGCCGGGTTGCCCGCCTTTGAGCGCAACAAGGCCCGCAGGGAGCTTCTGGGTAGCCCCGACGCGCTCGCTGCCGACATCAGCGACGGTGGTGCCGACCCTGGCGTGATCGGCAGGCGTTACGACCTCAAGGCTGAACTCGAGTACCTCGAGGGCCTCGACACCATGGAGCAGGCTGGCCGCATCGTGCGTGCCGTGCGCTGGCACAATCCGGGCCGTGTCGCCGGTGACGCCTCCGGCGTGGGTGCTGGCACGGTGCGGCGCGTGCGCGAGCAGGACATTGAGATCGAGGGTTTCAACGGTAGCCACAGCGCGGAGGAATACACGGACCGCAGTGGTGAACTCGAGTTTTTGAACATGCGGGCCGCTGCGTTCTGGAACCTACGCGAATTGCTCGACCCGGACAACGGTTTTGACATCGCCTTGCCCGAAGATGACCGATTGGTTGGTGATCTGACCGCGCCGCGCGTAAAGGAAACTTCGAGCGGCAAGATCCAGATCGAACGCAAGGAAGACATCCGGACTCGGCTTGGGCGCAGCCCAGACGCAGGCGACATGATCTCGATTTTGTACGCCGATCTTATCCCGCTCAGAACCTCGGACGACCCGCCACCGCCCACTGCCACCGATTTCCTCGCAGCCCTCCAGGCTGCCGCAGGGAGGTAACTCATGAGCCAATCCGACCGCTGGGCGTGGCTGCCGTGGCGTCGCGCCCGCGCCAGCCCAGCACGCCGCCCTGAGCCACTCCCCGAATCGCCCGCCAGCGGCATCAACGCCGTGGCGATCGCCGCCGCCCTCGAGGCGGCCCGCTCGAGCATCCGCATCCCCAACCAGCGCGTCAGCCATGACGACGCGCGATTCGCCTCGATCATCAGCCGGTTCGAGGATCGCTTCAGCGGCTACCCGACCGACAGCGCCCAACGCATCAAACGCGTGTTCCGTCACCTGGCACAATTCGACGAGGACACCGCCGGAAGCATCCGCGACATGATTGTGCTCGCCAATGCCGGGCACGCCCTCGAGTTCGTCGGCGGTTCGAGAGCCGTCAAGCAAGCGCAAGGGGAAATCGCTGCCTGGTCACTCGACATCTACCCCGAAGGCGCAGGCGCGGACGGCCTGATCAACAACCAGTTGCGCGAACCGTTCATCGCGGGAGCCTCCAGCCTCGAGTGGTTCCCCACAAAGAACCGCAAGGGCGTTCAGGGCGTGGCGGTCGTGCCTGCCGAGGAAATCCGCATCGCTCGCGACCCGGACACGCAACACCTGCAGCACTGGCAGACGAACACCGTTGAAGGCGAGATCAAACTCAACCCCCTCACGTACCGCTACATCGCCATCCAGACCGACGGGCGCAACCCGCAGGGCGTACCGCTCCTCATCGCCAGCCTCGAGGCACTCGAGCGCAAGGGCAAACTGCTCACCGCCGAAGCCCGCGTGATCGAGGCCATGAGCACGGTGGCACTCGTGGCCGCCACTGTGCCCAAGCCCACGCCTGAAGAGGTCGGCCTCCAGAGCGTCAAGGACCCCAAGTACAACGAAGCGCTGCGCGTGTACTACCGCACCGTCGCCGACCTAATGACGGAAGGGGCGGAGCGCGGCTTCTTCCTCGGACCCACCGGAAGCGAGATCAAGCTGACCAACATCTCCTCGAGCGGCGAAGGCGCCGCCGAAATCATTCAGGGCAACAACCGTCGCGTCTGGACGGGAACGCGCACCCTCTCTTTCATGCGCGGGTTCATGGACAGCACCACCGAAGCGCTCGCCAAGGTCGTCTACCCGATCCTCGAGGCCGAAGCCGGGAACCTGCAACTCATCATCGGCAAGCAACTCGAGTTCGGATACAACCTGCACCTTCGGCTGCGCGGCATCCCGGCGACGTGTTACGTGCGGTTTGAGCAGGCCGACAGCCCGTTCACGCTCGACAAAGCGCAAACCGAGAAAACCCGCATGGAAACCGACCAGATTGGCAAACAGGTCTTCGGAAAGGACTGGATGCCGCACGCCGCGCGCCGCTGGGATGTGACACCCGGCGAGGACCGCAACCAGGTGGATGACGGCGCACTCGAGGAACTGTTCAACACGCCGCCCAGTCCAGCCCCGCAGCCCGCACCCGGCTCGAGGCTGGTTTTTGATACACGCACGCGCCGGTACGTGCGTGATTGAGGAGGCCACCATACCAACGACGCGCTCGAGAAGCCCGTGCCAGAGGAGGCCCGCATGCGCTACCCACTGATCATCAAGGAACTCACTGGACAACTCTGGGCCATCATGCCAGGCGAACACGAACGCCTAACCACCATCCTGAACCGCCATATCACTGGCGAGAGCAATGACGACGGCCTTGACCTCGCCCGCCAGATACGTGAGACCCGCGCTGCCAACCTTGATGTTGCTCGCGCACAATCCAGTCCGAAGATCGCCCTGATCGCCCTGCACGGCACCATTGTTCGTCGTGGCGGGATGGCTGAGGCCAGTGGCTACACCACCCCGTACAGCTTCGCCAGCGCTGTCCGAGCCGCCGCAGACGATCCCGAAATCAGCGAGATCATTTTGGATGTGGACTCACCTGGCGGTGTGGTGGCCGGAACGGATGTGGCTGCCGAAGCTGTGGCGTATGCCCGCACGAAGAAGCGTGTTACCGCCAGCGCCAGTGGTTTGCTCGCCAGTGCCGCGTACTGGATTGCCTCCCAAGCGCACGAAATTACCGTCACACCCGCCACCATCGCAGGCTCCATCGGTGTGATTGCCGCGCACGTGGATGTGCGTGAACAGGATGCCACGTGTGGCGTGAAAGTCACCTACGTTCGCAGCGCACCAAAGAAAGCCCTTGGTCAGGCCGAAGAGGAATTCAGCGACGAGGTGCGCACCAACTGGCAAGACGAACTGGATGCGATCCACACGGTGTTTGTGCAAGCCGTGGCGGACGGACGTGGCGTGTCACTCGAGGAAGCCCAAGGCTGGGCGGATGGGGACACGCACGTCGGCGAAGCCGCCGTCAAACTCGGCCTGGCGGATCGTGTGGCCAGCCTGGACGCCGTGATCACCGAGGCCCGAGCGCGCCTCGAGAAGAGCGGCGCGAACCGTTCGCGTGCCCACGCAGGGAAAGGAACCAGCATGAAACTCACCCTCAAACACCCCCGCACCGCCGCCAGCCTCGAGATTGACACGGAGGCCAGCGACGCCGAAGCACAAATCCAGACCCAGGTCGCCAACGCCTGGGCGGACGGCGAGAAATCCGGCATGAATGCCGCCCAGCAAAGCTACGCCGACCACCTCGGCCTCGAACCAAGCGCCATGACACGCGAAGGTTTGCAGGCACTCTCCCGCGAAGCCGAGGCAGGCCGCACGTACCGTGCCAACCTTGAGGATCGCCTCACCAAATCCGCCGTGCGCGCCAAAGGCCAGGACGCTGGAGCGGCCCTCAGCGAGCGACTACTCAAGGCGTTCAAGACGTTGCCTGTCGAGGACCTGGAGGCACAGGTGACGGAACTCGAGGCGGAAGCCGAAGCCATCATCCCCAATGCTCGCCTCAGCCAGGACGCCGCCCCGCCTTCGACCCGCGCCCCGCAACCCGCCGACATCGATTACTGAGCATCAACCGTTCCCGCAAACTCATCGAATTCTTTCGCTCGAGAGGAGAGCAACCATGGCCATCAAATACAACAACCGTCGGTACGGCGGTCAGGACGGACAGAACCTCGATTGCGCGGTTGTCACCGGTGCGGTTGCCGGGGATGCCGTCGCCTACACCGGAGACCTGGCCGTTGGACGCGGTGACGACAACGACCCGTTCTTTGGTGTGCTGCAAGCTGTTCAGGATGGCCGAGGTGCGGTGCGTCGCAAGGGCCTGACCTGGATTGGTCGCACGGCTGCCGCAATCACGCGCGGTCCGAAAGTGCTGCTCATCAACGGTGCAGGCCGGGTCAAGGTCAAAGGCGCGCCCGCCGCCGGAGACAAGGTGTACGAAGTGCTCGCCGACGACGCCACCAATCTTGAAGTGCTGGTTGACCTCGGCTAGAAATCCCGTACAACACAGCGACTCACTCACGTTCCGCACAGGGTTTGGTGCGGGCTTTTTCGTGCCCAGGAGGCAAGTCATGATCAAAACAATCGCTGGCCTCGAGGTCGGTTTGTTCAAATCCGCCCGCGACGCCAAAATGAACATCAACCAGTACCTCGAACACCTCGCCAACACCAGCCAGATCAGCCAGGACCTGGTGTGCACCGATCCGCAGAAGCGCCCGACGGGGCGACGCAACCGCCCCTTGAGCGCCACCAAGCAACTGCTCCTCAAGGCGGGCATAAGCGCCGCCAGCACCGGTGATGCCTTCTTCACCGATTCAAACAACCGCGTGTTGTTCCCGTTGTTCCTCTCGGACGCGTACTACGACTTCGAGAAGATCAACCCGAAACGCTTGGTGGTCGGGGATCTTGTCAGCGTCCGCACCGGTGTCACCGGACGCGATTACACCGCCAACATGATCGCGCCAGCCCAAGAGTTCGACCTCGAGCCTGGCATGGTCGAGGAAGGCACGGAAGCGGAATGGTACGTCATCAAGGACCAAACCCGCTCGATCCGTCTCCGCAAACGCCTGCGCGGCCTCAAGGCAAGCTACGAAAGCCTTCAGTTCTCCCGCCTTGACGTGATGGCCGTGCGCATCCGCAAGCTGGCGCGGGCGCTTGATCGCAGCAAGGTCAAGGACGCCCTCGAAGTCGTTGTCAACGGTGACGGCAACCTCAACCCCTCACAGAACACCCCGACGGCTGGAGCCAACTGGACGTTCGGTGACGTGGTTGATTTCCACATGGAGTGCATCGACCTTAGCGACATGGATCCCAGCTTGCTGATCGGTGACAGCACCGAGATCGGTCAGATCGCCAAACTCAGTCAGTGGACCTCTGACGGTGCAACGGCTCGCGGTGCGGATTTCCGTGACACGGGCATGTGGGCCGCGCCGCTCGGCATGGATTTGAAGATCCCACCCAAAGGCGCGAACGTTCTGACTGGCGCGAAGAAAACCGTTGCGTTCGACCAAAGCATCGGCATCGAAGAGGTGTACGTTTCCAGCATGTCTCTGGTCGAGGAAGACAAGCTGATCGCCTCGCAATTCAACCGCATCGTGTTCACCGAGATGACCGGGTACGCCAAACCGGACGTGGACACTGCCCGCACCAAGACCCGGCCCTAAAACCGGTTGACATTCAACATCGCGCGTTTCCAGGCCGGGATTGATTCCCGGTTCGCTCTGGAGGTTCATCATGTCCGATCATGCTCAGAACAACAGCTCAAATCAAACGCCGTCCGCGACCACCAAGGACGCAGCGAAAGAAACAGCGAAGGAAACCAGCCCGGCCTCGATCACCGTGCGCGCTGCGGATGGCTCGACGGCAGCGTACTTCGATCCCGACCAGCCCGCGCCCACCAAGGGCAAGGCTGACACGAGGCACATTGGCGAGAAGCCTGTCACTGTGGTTCGCACGGTGCGCGTCGAGCGGTGGCTCGAAACCAAGCAAATTGTTCTTTCCGAGGAGTGAGCCATGCCGGAACTCGAGCAGTTCCGGGAGTACACGACCCTGCCCGTGCTGGACAACACGTTTTACATGTTCAAACCACGAGCTGAACTTTGGCGCACGAAGAGCACGGTTGGAGTGACGGGGCTTGACGAAACTGAAGTCGTCTGGGCCGAGTGCGCGTTCATCCTCCACCTCATCGGCAAAGAGGAAGTCACTCGCGTCGGGAGCAGGGTTGGGACACGAAAAGCCGGGCGGGTGCAAGTGGACATACCCGTGAACGTGTTGGGCATCCTCAAGGGCAATGCCGATGACTGGCTTGATACGGCTTACGGGCATTTGTATGACGCTGGCCTGCCAAAGCCTGAGGCGTTTGCGGGGGTGGCACGGTGAGCGTGCTCGATGGTCTATGGGATGAGGTCGCTGAACTTGCCACCGATACCATCCGCGTCCTTATCCCTGGCAACGGCGTACTCGATCCGACGACGGGAATCGAAACCGTTCCCGCCCCGACCGAATTCTGGTGCGGCAAGGGCAGCGCCCAGGAACCCGATCGGCGTGGCAACCCAGGGTTTGCACCCGTTCAGGATGGCGTGCAAGGCGACTTGAGCGATCTCGAGGTCTTCCTGCCACCCAACGCACTTCCTGGAAAGGTTGGTTTCACCCTTGAGGTGAACGGTGAACCCTACCTGCCCGATGGCCCTGCCGACCGAGGCCAGGGCGCGTACTGGCTGGCGCGGTGCTCGAGGGCACGCTGATGCCCCGTGTGATCGCCAGCGTGGGCTTCCGGGCGGCGTTGCGGGCCGATGCCAACCGGCGGCTCGCCAAGGCCGCGAACGCCGCGTTCGTGAAGCTCTTTGAAAACCTCGACCAGTCCGGCTCGGGCACGCAGTACCCTGGCCTGCCCAGGCGCTCGAGCGCGGAAGGTGAATACCCCGCGCCGCAATCCCGGACCTTACAGGACAGCGCCGACGCCCGAGAGGTTGAACCGCTGAACTGGCAGGTCGGCGTCTTCGACCCGCCCGAGTACGCGCAGAATCTTGAGTTCGGCCCCGAGGATGGCAGCAGCAAGGGCCAACGGCGTTTCCTCAGCCGCACCATGGAAGACCCGGCCACCATCCAGGCCATGAACGACGCGGCAGAACAGGGGTGAAGGCTGAACATCTTCCAATTCGCCCTGACCATCACGGGCTTGACGAACACCAACGTCAAGCCCGTGCCTTACGACATCAGCACCGTGTTCAACCCGGACGGCACACCCAAGCACCCGCTCGTCTGCATCATCGAACGGCTCGCGGAAAACAAGCGCTCGAGCGAGTACAGCGATGGGCAGGGCCGCGACACGCTCGACTTCCTGCTCGACGTGAACCTCGTCGCCCAATCCCCCGACGGTGTCACCTCGAGCGCAACCACACCCATCAAGACTGTGTGGAGCGCATTTCAGGACGACGCGCCGAAACAGGTGGACACGGACGTGCTGACCGGTCAAACCATCCAGCTCGAACGCGTGGTGGCCGTGCCGCCCACATTCGACACGCAAACCCGTTCCGTGACTGCCAGCGTGCGGTTCCGCGCCGTCATCACGCGCGACGGGTGAAAGGGAAGCCATGAAGGAAAAGATCAAGGCACTCGTGGAATTCAAAACCGGCACCGAAGGCACGGTTGCCAAAGACGAAGTGATCGAGGTCGAAGCTGAACGCTCCGTGCTGCTTGTTGAACAGCACCAGGTGGCGGAACGCGTGGTCGCCAAGGTGCCCACGCCAGGAGGTGTGTGATGCCGAAACCCCAATCCGGCAAGATCGCCGTCGTGAAGGTTGCGCCGCTCACCGGTGGCAGCCGCGTCAAGCCCGCCGCGAACACGTTCAAGAAATTCCGTGGCACCACGGGCGGTTTGCAGATCACCGGTACCGACACGCAGACCAACGAGTACTTCGACGGTAGCGCCGCCGCCCTCTGGGCCGACGGGGCCGTCACCGGCAAGGCCGCGACCTTTCCGCTCGCAGGCAACCTGTACACCAGCGGCGAGGAAGGTGAAGCCTACGACATCCTGGACGCCGCCGGGCGCGGTGACGGCGAAATCTGGGTGACGGTTCAACCGCTCGGTACAGGCACCGGCAAGCCCGAGGAGAACTTCGTTGCCAGTATCACCGATTGGCAGCCGTTCAACTTCGACGCGTCGGGTCTCGTCACCATCCAGGGCACCCTAATTGTGCGCGGCGAGCCGGTGTCCACCACGCAGACCTGATGAACTTCTGGCGCTCCTTGCAGCGCCGTGACGACGATTTCCACTGCGTCGCCCTGAACGCCACCCTCCACGAGGGAGCGTTCAGGGCCGTGTGGTTCGCCGTGTGCGACGGCGTGACCGAGCCTCGCGTCACGCTTCGCAAATGGCAGATCGGTGAGCACGGCGAAGTCACCCCAACCGATGAGCATGTGCGCGTGGTGATCCCGACGCGATTGCTCAACCAGAATCAACCCATTTTTGAACTCGAGGTGAGCCTCGAGCTTCAACCCGTTGGAGCGGGCAAACATCATGGCTGAGTCCATTCAAACAACACTGGAAGAAACCATCACCCTCGAGTACGTCGCCGGATTGCGTCGCGTGCCGTTTCGTTGGGAGGGTCGGGAATTCGAGATCAAGCAATTCACCCTTCGGCAGATCAGTGAGATGCGAACACTGCTCGCCCGGTACGGGCGTCAGGTGCGATTGAACGATGAATTGGAACCGGGCGCGGATGGCTGGCAGGATCGCATCGAATTGCAGCGTCCCGTGCATGAATTCCTTGCTGTGCATCTCGAGGCTTGCCGGGTGCGTGGCGAGCCTGTCACGGTCGACACCGTGCTGGACGGGTTCAACACTGAAGTGCAATTGAACGAACTGGTAAACTTCCTCAGCACGCTGGAGGTTGACCCAAACGCGCTCGGGGCAAAAGCCAGCGAATCGAGCACTTCGATTGGCGAGCCGCTTTTGCCCAACTCCGATTCTTCGCCCGTCTGACCACCGACGCGATTCTCGACATGACACCTGCCGAGGTGGCCGCCGCACTCGCCGGTTTGCCCGAAGTGCATTACCGTCTCGAGTTGGGTGTGGCCAGTTTGCGTGCTGATTTGCTCGCCATGCTGGGTGTCAAAAAGAAACTCGGTGATGAACAAACCGTGTTTCGTGATGACGAGTGGACAGCCGAGGACTTGCTTCCCTGGTTTGCTCGGGCCGCCAGTGCCGAACGCGCCCGCGAGATCGCCCTGACGGGCGGTGTGCCTCGGAACGTGCTGCGTGCCGCCGGGTTCGTTATGCGAGCCAGGGAGGACAAGGGCCGTGCCCTCATGCCCGCCTTCGCGCTCAGCCTGTTCAACCTGCACGCCATCGAGCGCGTGATGAAGGAGGTGTGACGATGGCTAAATCGAGCATTCCCGCAGGCAGCATCGTTTACGACATTCTGGCTGATACCAGGCTCTTCGATGCGACGCTCGCCAAGCTCGGTCAATCCTCGAAGCTTGTTGTGACGTTTGGTCAACCCGACACGAAAGCCTTCGATCAGACCATTGGCAAGCTCGGTGATCGGCTCGAGGACGTGCTGAAGAAGGTCAGACCAACCGTTCCACCCAAAATTCTTGACCCGTTGGACGCCCAGATCAAAGCCCTCGAGAACAGCGTCAAAACATACCGACGCGAGTTCCAGAGCGGTTTCGGGGAACCGTCCAGGCGCGAGATTGACCAACTGCGTCAACGCATGTCAGGCCTGATCACGGAAGCCAACAAACTCAAGATCGGGCTGAACGACGACTCCGACCAGATGGCGCGGCTTGCGCAGGTGACGGCGCAGGCCACGCGCAGCATCACTGTGGCGGAGGGCGGCATCTCGAGGCTCGGCCTGGCCAGCCAGGTCGCCGCAGGCGTGAACCTCGCTGGGTTCAACAACACGCTCGGAAACGGCGTGCTGCAACTGGCGCAATTCCAGGATGGGTTGCGCGGTGCTAAAGAACAGGGAATCAGCCCGCTGGTGCTTGGCCTCGGTGTGGCGGTTGGTGCGGTTGGTGTGTTGGGTGTGGGGTTGGGCAAGGTCGTGGATGTCGCTGCGGATTTCGAGGATGCCCTGACCGGGGCAGCCGCGACGCTGGAGGCAACCCAGGATGAAATCGGCAAGTTGAGTGATCTGGCCCGCAATCTTGGCCCCACACTAGGATTCGGGCCGACACAGGGCGCAAAAGCCTTCGAGGAATTGGGTAGCGCGGGCTTGACCGCCACCGATGTTCTCGAGGGCGCTGGTGAGGCCGCCCTGAAGCTCGCTCGAGCCACAAAGATTCAAGGTGACACAGCCTCCGAGATTCTCGGGCAGGCGAGGAACGCGTTTAACCTCCAGGGCCGCGAGTTCGTTACCACCAGCGATGTCATCACCAACGCGGCCAACAAGACGATTCTCAAAGCCCAGGATTTCCGGGATGTGATCGGTCAGGGTGGCGCTGCCGCCAAAATTGCGAATCAACCATTTGCGGAGTTTGCTGCCACCATCGCCACAACCCGCAATTTCTTCTCGAGCGCGTCCGACGCTGGCACGAGCTACAAGGCGTTCATCCTGGCACTCACCCCGAACAGCGATGCCGCCGCGAAGGCCATGAAGCAACTCGGGTTCAACGCGTTCGATGCTGCTGGAAACCTGAAACCCATCCCGGTGATCGTGGATCAACTCAAGGGCAGTTTGGCTGGGCTGACACAGCAGCAGCGTTTGAACTTGCTCGAGAAAATCTTCGGTTCGGACGGTGCGCGCACAGCAATCGCGCTGATCGAGTCCAGCGGGCAGAAAATTCGTGATTTGACAGCCGACCTGTCCCGCTCGGGTAGTGCAGCTGAGCAGGCCGCGAAACGCCTGGACACGTTCAGAGGCAGCCAGGAACGCTTGAACAGCGCACTCGAGAAGATCGCCACCAGCGAAGGCCCGACGGGATTCATCGGGTTTTTGAAGGGTCTGAACGAGAACCTGACGGACACCTTGCTGGGACGAGTGGACAACCTCGCATCTCGGTTGCTTGGAACGTATGACGCCCTGGCTAAGGTCAACAAGGAGCTTGGCACGAGTTTCAAAGAGGGCGACAAAAGCGGGCAGCGCGTACAACAGCTTCGAGAGCAAATCAATGATCTTATCAAAGAACGCGAGCTTGTGCGAAACGCACCTGCCGCCGGAATCATTCCGGGTGCTCGAGAAGCCCGGATCGCAGAACTGAATCGTCGCATCGGTGAACTTCAAAAGGAACTGATTGCCCTTCAGAAAACCAACCAAGCCCCACCCAAATCCAACCAGGCTCCACCCAAATCAGCAGGCCCGAAACCCCTTCAAGTGCCGCCCGTGCCGTTCCTGCAATCCGACACGAGCGGCGTGTCGCAGGCCGCGATCAACCTTGCGCTCGGGTATGCCCGTGCCGTTGAACAGGCCAAAACCGCGCTTGAGAAGGCCACCACCGCACAGGAACGGCTGAACGCCGCGCAGAGACTTCAGCAGGCTGAAAACAACCTGGATGCGTTCCGCGCCCGCAATCAGCAGGCCGCGAAGGCCGTCGAGATCGCCAACACGATTATCGCGGCTGAGAAGAGACAGGCTGAAGCCGAAGAAAAGGCGGCCAAGGAACGCAAGGAAGCCAATGACCGCGCTGGACAGCAGGCGAAGAAGCTCAAAGAAGACCTGCTCGCACTGAACCGCGCCTTCCAGGATCAACTCAAGAGCGGCAAGCTAACTGTGGATCAGGTGCAGGCGTACGCGCGTCGCCTCGCTGATCTGAGCCGCGAGGCGGAACGGTTGGGCATTCGTCAGCGCCCCGTGATTGACGCGCTGATTGATACGGGCAAGGAGTTCGTCAAGGCCGGGAATGCCGCCGTGCAATTCAAGAAGGATTCTGATGCTGCGTTCACGGCAGCAGACGCCGCAGGTCGCAGGCGATTCCAGGCGGGATTGGCTGCCAGTCAGCAACCCCTGAACCCCGTGATTGACCAGGTGCTGCGCGTGCAAAACCTGGTGGACGCAGGCGGGGCCAGCGAAGGCAATTTGCGGCGAGCCATCGGTGCGATTGATGACCTGCTCGGCAACGCTGCTCAGGGATTGGTGAAACTGGATTCCGGGACGAAATCGTTCCTCGAAAATGCCCGTCAGTCGTTTCGGTCATACCTCGAAGGGCTGGACGAGGCGTTTCAGAACAGCCTTCAAACACTCCAGGATGCGTTTTCGCGCCGTTTCGGGGATGGTACGGCCTTCACGGTGCAGGCAATCAAACAGTCCTTTGGGGATGGTGCCGAAGCCCTCCAGTTCTTCTCCGAGCAACTTGGCCTCATTCCCGATGAACTGCGTGATCTGATTGAACGTGCCTTCCCGGAGGTGGCTGCCGGAGCAGAAACCGTGGCCGATGCCGTTCAGGCGGCGGGTGATGTGTTGCGTGCCCGGTTCGGTGATGGCGTGCTGTTCACCATCAAGGCCATCGAACAAACCGAGGGGCCATTCACGAGTTACGAGGACGCCGTTCGCACGCTGATCAAGGTCAACGCCCTGAATGGGCAAACGCTCGAGTACGTCAAGGCACGTTTCCTGGACACGGCCCGCACCGCGCAGGAAGCCGCGCAAGTCGTGGCTGATGCAGTGGCCGCCGCCGCTCGTGCCGAGGGCGCTCTGGCCACGCAGGGCTTGATCGGCGCCGACATCAACACCTTCCTGGACGAAATCGAAGCTGGTTTGAACACCGTTCAGGACAGCGAAACACTGCAAGCCCAACTGGAATCCATCACTGACTTTCTCAGCCTCGAAGACCTGCCCGAGAAAACCCGTAAGCGCCTCGAAGAAACCCGCGAGCTGATCGAAACCGTGCTCGGTTCGGGACTCTCGGTTTCGCTCGGATCGGGTCGGAACCCGGAATCACCCCTCGCGGCAGCCCTGAAAACCCTGGACGAGTACGGCAAGGAAGTCCAGCGGCTCGAGCAAACCGAGCCGGACAAACCCTTCCAGGATCAGATTGACGTGCTCGAAAAACTGGCCGGGAGGTACCCAGCGCTGGCCGCTGAAATCCAGGTGCTGATTGATCGCTACACAAAGCTGCAAGAGGCCGCGTTGCTCGCGCGTGACACAGTGGAATTCCAATCCGACAACGTGTTGCGTGTCAGCACCAGCGATCCGCTCGAGCGGGCTCGTGCCAATCTCGACCTGACCCAGAAGGAATTCCAGGCGGGATTGGCCACGGCTGAAGACCTGTCTCTCGCGTATCAGCAGTTAATTGACGAGATCACTGCATCCATTGACACGCTCGGAACCGATCCCGAAAACGCAGAGCGCGTGCGCCAGTTGAAGCTCGAGGTCGAAGACCTCAAGAAGGCCCTGGCCGCACTGAACCTCGGTTTTGGCAACAAGATCCTGGGCGGAGGGGACGGCTTCACGAAAGGCGTGCGTGGCAACCTCCCACCCATTGGACTAACAGACTTCCAGTTCGACACCGACCCGCTCCGTCAGCAATTTCAGGGCGTCACAGACGCTTTTCTGAACGGCCTTCGCGATGGCCTCTCGCGGGGTGATCTGCTCGGTGGGTTCGGGCAGGGTTTGCTGAACGTGGCGAAAATCTTCGGTGACGCGCTGCTCGAGCAGGCCAGCAAGCTCCTGGCCAGCGAATCCTTCAACGCACTCGCCGGGGCGCTCAAACCTACTCAATCATTTAATGAACCTGGCAAGGGGTTGGGCGGTGCGGTGGCAGGCATAGGGTCGTTGTTCACCGGGCCGCTCGGCATTGGATTGGGCATCCTCGGGTTTGCCCTGCCATTGCTGGGCGATCTGTTCAAAGGCCCGCAGAAAGCCCCTGAACCTGCCGCACGCCCGTTCGGCGGTTCGGCCACCACCGAGTTCAACATCAGCATCTCCAACACCTGGCAGTTCGACGGTGGCTTTGATGATCCTCGCGCCCGAGCCGTGATCGACAGCGGCATCGAATCCGGCGTGGTCAATGCCCTCAAGCGCGTCGGCATCATCGGCACGGATGGCAAGCTGAATCCCGGTCTGAAGGCGGTGATGGCCTGATGCGCGCGCGCCTCTCGACCCTCGTCATCGCCACGGCCACCGGTTCACCCGAGATCACGGTCAACACCAGCCCGCTCGTGCCCGCCGAGATCACCATGGACAGCCCGGAGCGCAAGTCATTCCGCATCCAGGATGCCGTTCTCGACCTGATCTCGAGCCTCGAACCGCTGGCCTGCGTGATCGTGCCGCAACAGGTTCGCACGCAATCCGGTCAGTACGTGGTGAGCGCACCGTCTGGCACGCGACTGGTCACGGCCACGTGGACACGCAACCCGATCCGCGTGCCGGGTGCAACCCCACCCGCCGCTGACGCTGAATCGTTTACGGGCGTGCTGGTGATGAGCCACTCCAGCCCGCACCGGCAGGCGGAAACCCTGAACCTGACCATCCTCAAGGTCACGAATTTGAGGCTCGTCCCATTCCCGGCAGGTGGTTGACCGTGGCCATCGAGTGGACCACTGAATTCTGGGTTGGCGCTGGCTTTCCCAACGCCGGGCCGATCCCGAACCGCCCGGCGGATCAGGTGCAGATTGATTCGTTCCCACGAATCAATCCCGGTCAGCCCACACCACCTGGGTTTTACGAATTTGTTCGCGGGAGCGTCGCAGGCAACGCGCCGTTCGTGGCGCGTTCGCGGGCCAGCTTCAAGGCCGGTTCGACTGGCACAGTCGCATTCACCGCGCAGATCACGGGTGGGATCACGCTGACAGTCAATGGCACCACCATTATTGATCAGGACAACGTGACCGGCACGTTTAGCGGCACGTACAACGCCACGCAAGGACAGATGCTGAACGCGGAGTTGCTAACGGACTTTCAGATCGGCGCACCGTTCGGGTATTTGCGTGCCGAGGGTATTGAGTTACAGGAAAACCGCATTGATCCGGTGCGGGTCAGCCTGAGCGAAGATGCCAATGGGTTGTTCATTGACGCCAGTATTGCCGTGAGCTTCGCGCCGGACGATCCCATCCCGGATCGGTTCGCCATCAATGACCCGTTCGACGGCACTGTGCTGTACTCGGTGCGTTCCACAAACCCGCAACTCAAACCGTCCGGCGTGAAGACCGTGCAGGGCGAGACACTCCTCTCCAGGCTGGCACGCCAGCGGTTCAGGGAAGCCATCCTCGAGCCGCTGGCCTTCTCAGGCCGCGAAGCGCTCGAATGGATTCTGCTTAAGGCGGGGGTGGCGCACGTCAACCCCATTCCCGAATTCCTGCTTCGCACGGGTTCCAGCCTCGAGAATCCAACGTTCGGCGCAATCTTCATCGCCTGGGAGAAGGATGAGTTCGCCCCAACGGTTCGCAGTGTGTTGGAACAGTTTTTCAGCACCTTCCAGGGGTACGGCTTCCGGGCAAACGCAGATGACGTCCTCGAGGTTGTTCCGCCCCCCTGGGCGGTGAGCGTACCCGCGCTCGCGATCACCCTCGATGACATTGTGGAGGGCACGTGGTCGTCAGCGGCAGACGATTCGAGCGTCGTCAATTACTGCGAGGTCAGAAGCCAGCCCTGGCGGTTTGAGCCGGACCAGAACCTGTCCGATGTCGGTGTGCTGGACGCTGGTGCCATTGGCCAGCGTCCATTTGGTGCGTTCGCGTCTTTGGTTGACCTCGTGCCTCGAGACATCCTCGTGCCCACAAGCGGGTACGACGACGCGAAAACCTACGTCAACGGCGATGCCGTGCTGTACAGCGGCGTTCGTTACCGTTGCACGGTTCCAGGCGTGACAACGAGCACGGGCGTGAAACCCACCGGTGATCCGATGAGTGGCACGAACTGGGAGGTCAGCCCGAAAGACGACAAAACCGATCTCGGCACCGCAGCGGATACCGGCCAGGTGTTCACCACCGAACTGCCGCTCGAGGATCAGGCGCTCAGCCAGGGTGATGTCAAGGTGAACTGCGATCTGTTCTTCAGTCAGTTCCGCCCGAACATCTTCCCCAGTCCGTACAACTCCGGCACGGTCACGGAGGAGGTCACTGTACCGGACGGCGGAACGGGCACGCTGACCTACACGGTATTTGGTGGTTTTGGCGTGCCTGCCTACGATGACACCTGGGAGTTCCGACTCACCCCGGATCGGCGCGCACTCAGCATCACCGTTCGCGTGCGCCAGAACCCGCAACCAGTGGCCGCCAGCCCATCGTGGATCGCGTATCGCCTGACCGTGCAGGTCGGCGGCAACCGCTGGAAGCAAAGCTCCAGCACCATCACCGCGCGGTACGGCCTTCAGGAGCACGACGCGAGCACCCCCGGCCTGGCCACCTCACGCGAAAAGTACGGCTCGAGGGAGTTGAATCTTGACCTGGGCCTGCTCGATATCAGCGTGGACACCGCGCAGAAGATTGCGCGCTCCGCTGTCGAAACCAACCTCAACCCCGACGTGCTGCACACCCTCAGCCTCGCGTCACCGTACCCGGTCAGCAACGCCGATTTGGGTAGGTTGGTGCGCCTGCCGAACGGTCAGCGCGGCACGTTGGTGGCCTGGCAGCACAACGAAGCGCACGAACCGACCACCAGCCAGTTCGGTGTGAACGTCCAGGTGCGTGTCGAAAGCCCCCTGGTGTTGCCCGTCGTGGCGCTCAGCGAGAACAACATCGTGCCGATCAGCGAATCGGGGGTTGTGCCCGTCGCGGGAGGAAGTTGATGGGAGAATTCACCGCATTCCCGATTCAAACAGCCAAACCAAGCGAGATTCCGAGTGCGCCCTTGCCACTCACCGGTACGGAAATTGTGCTGATCCCAACCGCCACGGGTTGGCTGCAAACAACCGTTGCCGATATCGCCGCTCAAGCCATTGGCCTGCAAACAGAGTTCATTCAGGACACGATCGCCGCGTTTCTGGTGGCGGGGTCGGGTGTGACACTGACGTACAACGATCCCGCCAACACCCTGACGATTTCCGCATCCGGAAGTGCGCCCCCGGTATCCGTAACGTTTACAGCCAACGGTGACGCGTATTTCGTATCGGATCGCGCGTACACACTGGCCGTAGCACGCGAGGCAGGCACGGGCACGCTGGCGTATGCCACGGCGTTGGCGGCCAACCCGACCAGTTTCTCGAGCGCGTCCCTGACGATCACACTGGCCGTTGGCGATGTGTTGCGGATCACATGCTCGGGCATCGGTGCATACAAGGCGGTGACGCTGAGTGCTGCTTAAAACCCCGTTTCCCGATGGGGCCGGTGGGCCACCACCAACCGGCGATCTGCTGAATCAGTTACGTGGCGGCACACTCGAAGGCGATCTGGGGTCGCGGGTTGGTGGGTGGCTCGAGTTCGGCCCGATCAGCGTGGACGGAACATTCCACATGCTCAGCCACGAGCTGAACACGGCTGACATTCAACTGCGCAGCGCCAGCAACCCGTCGGGGGTGGTTTCCGCGACCCCAACCTCAAAAATGTCGCGGCTGTATCCGAACCCCGTCTGGGACGGCACGGAAATGCACGTGTTTGTGTACAACACAACGGGTGGTGGCAGAA